CATCGGTTCGACGAGCGCTGGCATCGGTTCGACGAGCGCTGGCATCGGTTCGACGAGCGCTGGCATTGGTTCGACGAGCGCTGGCATCGGTTCGACGAGCGCTGGCATCGGTTCGACTAGTCAGCCATTTTCCTTTTCTCTTCATTGTTCCAAACAAATTGATGACCTGCTAGATGAGTCAATGAGTATAGATGTTAACGGCAAGGTATATATCTCTCAAGATCATGCAGCCTCTAGTTATATGAGAAACGAAGATTTGTGGTGTGGAGACTTAGATATTACATGCGTGTCTCCGTGGAATAGTAGTGGGGGCCATAAGAAAGCAGGAACACTAGTAACTCCAAGACACGTTATAGGTGCAGCGCACTATGAGTATTCTGTGGGGGCAGTGGTTAGGTTTGTAGAGAAGGACGATACAGTGCATGACCGCACCGTAACGGGGAAAGCTAGACATCCTAACTATAAGCCTCACTATCCAGACTTAACAATCTACACTTTAGACAGTGACCTTCCCTCCACAATAACCCCCTGCAATGTAATGCCTAGCAATTACAGTGATTATTTAGATAATACATCTGGCATTAAAATACCTTGCCTTGGTCTCGATCAAGAAGAAAAAGCTCTTATCATAGATTGGCATGCTGGTGGTAGGATGCGAAAGCCTACGGATTTAAACAGACTTATTTTCCATGAGAACAAAATCGGAGGTGATAGTGGCAACCCTGCATTTTTAGTCTTTGAGGGTGAGCTTGTGCTTGTGACTGTCTGGACATACGGTGGTGCAGGAGGTGGAACTCCTGTGGCTGATCATATTTCAGATATTAATGCCATGATTACGACCGCTGATACACAGGCAGGTGTATCGACAAACTATACAGTTACTGAAGCAGACTTTGACTCGACGAGTGAGGGATTAACTCCTTACAAATTCGGGTATACTGCTGAATATAGTGGCGATTGAATATGAATTTTCAGATGGTTACTTGACTTTCGAAGGTGGTTCTGGTATTATGGGTATCGGAACGAGATACTCAACAGCAGCCTTGGTAAAGGGCGATAACGTTTATCTTGGGTTGGCTGGCACTTCGAGAGCCATTAAGCTTTAATTTAATAATTAAAAACAAATGATAACATTACCCATCAAGAAAGAAATTTACGATTACAGTAAAAAATTAGTAGAAGAAAATAATTTTGGGCAAAGAGGCAAAGACGATGGAAGCCCCAAAGAACAATTCATTGGGATACTTTCTGAAAACATGGTGAGACAATATTTAGAGCTTCCTTTGATCGAGCCTAAAGGGTTTGATGGGGGTTATGATATAATGTATAAAGGCAAAAAGGCTGACATAAAGTCTATGAATAGGACTGTAGACCCCAAACCTTTTTACATAAATAATGTGTTTGATGTCCAATTAGAACATAAATCAGATGCTTACATTTTTACTTCTTTGAATACCAAAAAGAAAAATCTCTCTATCTGTGGTTGGGTTTCTAAAAAAGATTTCAAAAAGAGAGCATCGTTTTATCCGAAAGGAACAGTTAGAATGAGAGGCCGAGAGCCTTTTCCCTTAAGAGCAGATAATTGGGAAATAGAAAATAAAGATTTAAATGAATTTGGTTAAAAAATTACATGGAAATCACAATCGCAGGATATGGGTTCGTAGGTAAAGCTTACGAGAAATTAATTACTGATAAGAATCAAGAGTGTGGTGTTACAATAAGTGATCCAGCATTTCTTATACATGATAAAGGTATACCTCGCGATACAGATGCGGTTATTATTTGTGTCGCTACCCCCCGACAAGAGGACGGATCTTGTTATATGGGACATGTTAAAGACGTAATTAAGGAGAGTCCAAATGTTCCCATCTTAATTAAAAGCACTATTTGTTTAGAAGGATGGAGGGAATTAAGCGATCTATTCCCTAACCACAATATAAGCTTTAGTCCAGAATTTTTAAGACAAGATTCTTGGATTGAAGATATTGATCGTATGCAGTCAATCCTTATTGGTGGTGATAGCTTCGAGTTCTGGTCAAACATATTTAGATCTATAGAATGTGTAGAGTCTGATCCAGAAGCGTTAATAATGACAAAGTATGCTAAAAACAATTTCTTAGCGTTAAAGGTCTCGTTCTTTAATCAACTTTATGATTTATGTGATAAGATGAATATAGATTACGAAGAGGTCAGAAAACATACAACCGCTGATAATCGTATAGGAGAAAGCCATTCATTCGTTACAGATCGAAGAGGTTTTGGGGGTCATTGTTTCCCAAAAGATACTTCTGCATTAGTCAAAACTTCTGAAAAATACGGCAGTTTTTTGTCTATTATGGACTGTGCTAGGTCATACAATAATGAGATAAGAGAAAACTAATCACTTCATAATCATGCTCAATAGTGTAAATACTAGTATGGATATCATTCTTCAACTAATTCAAGATAACCCTTGGTTTGGTGTGGTGACTGCTGGAATCGCTTTCGCATCTGCAATCACTGCTGCCACCTCTACCCCTAAAGATGGGTCGATTTGGTCCAAAATCTATTCTATAATTGATTGGGCTGCTCTAAATATCGGGAAAGCCAAGCAGAAATAGTCTACGGGTTATTTTATAGATTAATCTCTAGACACCCCCCTGCCTTCTGGGTAGGGGGGCTTTGTTTTATATTTACTTGATTTAAATTAATTAAAGGCTACAATATAACTCATGATATCTAATAAAGCTAAAGGCTTATCTGGCTTGAGCCATGTGGCTCATACAAAAAGATTAATGGATGAGTCTGTAAGGAGATACCAACACTCTTGTTTGTCAGCAGGTTTATCTATTAAGAAAACAGGGAAAGCTCAAGACATAGGACATGTGGACTTTGTTGTGGAGGGTGAAACTGTAGACTTAAAAGGTTTAAAGAATTCCACAAGGGAGGGTAAAATTCTTCTAGAATTTTTAAATGTAGGTGGCAAAACTGGTTGGTGCAATGAGAGTGGGACTCCAGTATGGATTGCTTTCGATGTGGGAGCTTTCTTTTTACATGTAAAAAACTCTGATTTATATCAACTAGCAAAGAAAAAATGTGATTTAAGAGACACTGTAACGAAAGTTAATGAGTGCCTTTATAAAGGTTACAGGAGAAAAGGTAGGAAAGACTTAATGTCGATGGTTAACCTACAAGACATATTTATCGCAGATTGTGGGCATTGGATTCTGCCATATCAGGAGTATGAACTGCCTATAGATAGTGTCTAAGGGTAGTTTCTGAAATTTCCCGTCCCTATATAACTAAACCCACCATTGTAAGGTTCGATAAACAAACCAGTGGTTGCAGGTGCGGAACCAGTCCAAGATTTATATCTCTCGTTGATATTCCTGTTGTATTCTCTTAACAAGTGTTGTCTACCGACTTCACCATCTTGTCCACTTAATAGATACATGCCAGTTACTTCAGATCTAAAACTGGCCCAATCACCAGATCCGACCGAAGTGCTAGAATGGATTTCGCTTAACAAGTCTATAGGCATACTCCCTTAGTTACACTTTTTTCTAGATTCTTGAAAAAATCTATTGACACGACTTTAATTCTAAGTATAATCGACTCCATGCTGTTATGGATATTTATTATTATCGCCTGGATAGCCTTTATCTTTTTTGCTTGTCGTTTTGTCGGGCTTAATGGGAGACGAGAGCGATTTATTGAGGAGCAGCAAAGAAAAAAAGAAAATAAATGAAAAAAAATCTATATGAAATGCTTCATAGCGAAGCTATTGCGGAAAGAAGCAAAGCGTTGCTTTCTCTTGATTTACTCTCTGACCATGCTGTAGGCATTGGCGATCATTCTACAGATGATTACTGGAAGAATGCGAGGCAAGCTCTGGAACTTTTGGTCGATGCGGATGACCGTTTGGATTGCCTTCGCAGGTATTTTCCAGAAGAACATACGTCTATTCTGTAAGCATGAATGTGATCCATATTGAACATTACCATTAAAATGGACATGTCTAGACTTGAATCTTTTGTTTATTTAGCTTTTTTGCTTTATTTTTTTTATATGTTGACTAATTATTTTGTATGGAATTAGATGAATTGAACTTGTGTGAGGGGGCCATACAGTTTGATGGCCTAGATAATTGCATCATTGGGAGTGACCAAAGAGGGCTTCTTGTTTATTCTTATAAAAAAATGCTTGACTATTTTTCTAAGTCTGGCATGAGTATGGAAGAAGCTGCTGAATACATTGAGTTTAATGTTGTTGGAATCAAACCTGATAACTATACAGTTGTTTATGATTTAATTTAAACACCAAAAAGAAAAATGAAAGTAACATATACTCCGACAAACCAAAAACAAATTGAGGAATACCTTAAAAAAGGCGACCCCACTTTATTGAACCCAACTGTTTCGATTGAACATCCTATGGATGATATGACTCTACCCGACTTCATGACACAGGCTATTTTTCCGATGCTTGTCGGCATGGGTTACAGTCAAGGGACAATCGCAAGAACTATTACGATTGACGACGACAATGATGGCTACAGTGATAACGAAGAAGAAGAAGAACAAGAACTTACCGATTGCTAAAAAATGAGAACAAAATTATTCCTAGCTACATCACTACCGCTTTGGGCGCTCGCAACTTGGAGTTGCTTTAGGAGTCCAGAAGTCGAGACAGTCGTTCAAGAAAAGATCGTTTATCCAGAAAACGTTGAAGCCTGTGTATCTCTCACTAAGTTCCAACTGGAGAAGATGCTTGGGTATTTCGATGAGGACGATCATCCTTCTGAAATGAAGCGTTTTAAAAGTTTGGTTAAGAGAGAGGGGGTTAGCTGGAGAATCTCTTCGACTCACTTAGCCAAGGGTGCAGAAAAATATTCTCTTCCAGATGGTAACTTCTTTGTAGTCGATGCCTCCTTTATTGATTATCATGGAGACTTCAAAGACTGTGTCACCTACGCCCACAGCTATAAAGACAATCACGAATATATCGTGCTATCAGCCAAGTAAAGTTACAAATATAAGAAAATATGAACAAATTATTAAAAATATCATTCGCCTGTTTAATTCTATCTCTATTATTTAAATATGGAGTAGAGGCGTATGTCAATAGAGGTGCAGATTATCCAGAAGGCCCAACAGTAAAAGCGGAGGAGTTATTTATTGACATAGATACAAATACTTTTTATACTTCTATTAATATGGCAGAAAAGGATAAATTCTCTGGCACTTCTGTAAGATACTACATCAATGGAGCGATGATGGCAAAGGCTGGGGTTTACAAAGGTAAGCTCCACGGTCCTTTCGACAGTTGGTATCCGAACGGAGAGAAACAAATGTCTCTTATCTGGGAAAACGGAAAGAAGTTCCGCAGATTTAGAGCTTTTTTATCAAATGGTAATAGGATAGAGGGAGGGAATGAGCTAGGGAAAAAAGTCTTCTCTGGTGAAATAATTCTTGAGTAA